AGGGTTCGCAGATATATCTCAATGATATTATCAATCAATTGCTGGAGCGATGAATCAGTTTTATCACATACATCGTAACGAGCGCCTTCAATTTCAGCAAGCGAGGCTTGCAAGAATTCAATGATGTTAGATGTCTTTTTTGCTGAATTCAATGTGATAGGGCCAATCAAACCATATCGACCTTGGTACGCTTCAGCAAAGTCATCAGCCGCACCAATAATACGTTCGTAGAAGATGTTGAGCGCTTTGTGCTTGCTGTAGCTGCGGGTGTTCAAATGCACAGAGTGAGCAACATCCCGCGCTAAGAACAGCAAGCCTAGAAATTCATTCGCTTTCATTGTGGCATTCCTTGTTCGGGCGGCATCATCTCCATTGGCTCTTCACGCATCTCAGGCATTTGGTTCATCATGTCTTGCGACTCCATCGCCGCAGCAACCACGCCCATTGCAATATCTTGAATCTGTTGCTCGGTCATGCCAGCCTGCACCGCAGCAATCCGCTTGGTTTCGGCTTCGTACATCTTAACTTCAGCTTCAAAGTCTTTGCGTTGCTGTTCCTGCACTTCAATGGACTTGCCGACGTTTTGGATCATCTGGTGCATCTGCTCCATCTCTTGACCCATCGCCTGCATCTGCTGCTCGGCCATTTGCAACTCTGGTGACTTGTCGCCGTCTTCCATGAGCTTGGGATCAATGGTCTTGGCAAACCGTTTGGCCATCTCTTGGGCACCTGGCCAATCCATGTTCTTTACGAACAGGTCACCGGCCACTTGCCACAGTTGTGGGTTGCCTTGCAACAGTTGAGCCATTGCTTCCAACGCCTCTTGGCGCTTGGTTGCATAGCCTGGGCCGGTAGCAACCACCACGTCGTACTTGCCGACGCTTGGGTTGTAAATCTTGTCGATCACAACATCTGGGTTGTTCTGATCGGTAATCTTGCGGACTGCTTCCGGCTGGTCAGGGTTTAACTTGACCATATTGGTTTCGCCGTCTACACCAATGATGCGAGCCACGCGCTGGGTGTCGTACACCTTGGGGATCAAGTCCACCAACTGGCGCACGATGTGCCGCACACCACGAGCCAAGTTGTCACCGTAGTGGTAAGTGCCCACATCGCCCTCGCGCTGGCGAGCCAAAATGGCTTTGCCTGATCGTTCGTTGGACGACATACCCAAAGATGCGTTGTATTGGCCAGTAGATGCCTTGATGTCCTCAGACGCGCCTGCTTTGGCTTGCAACAGACCGCTGGAAGCCATTGGAGGCTGTGCCCTAGCTGGCAGTGGTAGAACAGCACCTTGGCCGTCTGTGACGTCTGGATTGACTTCCAAATACGGCCAGTTGGTCGTGTTTGCAGTCTTCCATTGGTTCTCATAGCCTTCAAACTGGCCACCGTAGCCAATAAATGGTGCCTTGGGTGCCAAGGCCAGCATCTCTGCCTCTTGGCTTACCCAGTAGTTGTACATGCGCTGGGCATCCTTGGCATTACGCACAAGGCCAGACACATACAAGCGGCCATCGACTTCAAATTCATTACCGACAATCCGAACTACGGGGATGTATTTCCCCGCCCAATCGCGTTCTTCAAGAATTTCATAACCGTTAATCTTGCAGTATTTAATTTTGACACGATCAGATTCACGAGATTTTTTAGGCTTACCATAAATTTCTTTCAGTTGTTTGTCCTCTGGGGTGCCTTCAAATGCGGTCATGTTCCCAGGGTACAGGTTAAGCGTTGCTCTGTCGTAATCTACATAGTAGTAGTCAGCAACGCGGATGGTGTCTTCCATAAGCCATTGGCTCAGATTTTGGTCGCCCACACCCAGCGTTTGCAAGGTGGTGATGGGCGCGGAATCGGGATACATCCGCTGGTATTCGTCTTTGGTAATGTCTTCAGTAATAAAGCACCACTTGGCGTCTGCACCAGTCGGGTCTTGAATGGTTGGATCCATGTAGACGCTGAATGAGTTGCGCACACGGCCAATCTTGATGTCTTGATCGAATGTGTTTTCGTCGCAGTATTCAGTCAGGATGCGGATGTAACCTTCGCCGTAGGAGACTTGGTTTTCGCAGGCCGTGTCGTAAGCGACATCTGCGTCGCTAATGTATTCGATGTGCCTGACCATGCCGTTGAAGATTTCTGCGACTTCGATGTCTGCGTGGTCATCGGCTGGAATAACTTTGCCACTTGGACGGTTTTGCCTTTGGTCATTGGTCACCTGTCTTACGTGCTGGGGTAACTTATTGATCGTCAAACACGGTCTGGCGTTAATCGTTTGACCTTGCACCGCACCACGAGTTGCCAACACATCTGCTGGCCACTGCCAACGGTTGTCGGGCGAACCAGCGTAAAACTTCAGGTCGTCAATTTCATCTTCACGCGATTCAGACAACGCGCCAATCGCCATGTCCAAACGCGATCGAGCAGTTGCTAAGATACTAGACGATGAGTCCTTGTCTTTGCCACCGTTGGCCACAGCACCGGCTGCGGCGATGCCTGTGTAATCTGCCATTATTTTTTAGCCTTTGGTGCTGCACGTTTAACAGCGTAAGCAATTGCAACAGCCTGTTTCACCGGCTTACCAGCTTTAACTTCGGCCTTTACATTCTTGCGAAAGGCTTCGGGTGTTTTGGATTTAACGAGCGGCATTTTATTTCTTTTTCGCAGTCTTAGCTGAGTCTTTGAAGTCTTTAGCCGTTGGCGCATTCTTGCTGCCAGGCTTGTTCATCTTCTCGCCAGAGCCAGCTTTGATGCGAGCTTGCTTGGCGTGGATGTTTGCATAGAGTCCAGGTTTGGTAGCCATATCAACACTTCCATCGTTTAAGGGCTGCTTTAGCGCGTTCGCCGTCTTTGGCGTTGGCCGCTACAGCGCCCATTCTTGCACAAAATGAATCTTTACGGCCTTGGTCTGCCTTGGTCTTAGGGTTAGGCGCTGGCGCTTTAAGGTTAGAACCCGTTGCCGCATTGTACTTCTCGCGTCCTTTGGCAGTCAAACCAGCGCCCTTGGACGTGGGTAGCTTCTCGCCTCGACCTACTGACAGTGAGACCGTCTTCTTCATTTAACTCCCCATCCATGATGCGTTGACACCAGTGCCCTGCGCGTTCACGCGGCGGGTTGGTTCAACATATTGTCGATGTGCCACAGGAAAAGCAAATGTAACAGCAATTGCGTCGGCAGCATCAGGTGACGCTAGCCCACGCGACTTCATGTCTTTCTTGCTTTCCAAGAAAATCGTCCCGCGTGAATCAGGCTTCATCATAGGCGAAATCAGATCCGTTTTCAAGAACCTATCGTTTGGAATCGCCGCCGTCTTCAACCACTCCCTCATGTCGCCCCACATCTGCGCTCGCATATTGCCATACATGATCGGGTTCTTGGCCTTGTTTCCAAAGTTCACACCTTTGATTTTGTACCGCTGCTCTTTAAGCCTATCCACAATCCCAGCGCCCAAACCACCTTCGTCGATCACCACCAGCGTTGGCTTAAATTCCTCAATCGCTTCAATCACATGCCCCACCACCGTCATAGTGTCGTCCCCACGGTGCCGCATGATCTTCACAATATCCCGCCCCTGCCGCACCGCGATCACCGTAGCATCCGCTCCGAACCGTGCGGGGTCTACGCCAATCACAATCGGTGCGCTCAGGTCTTGGTACTTGGTGCGTTTCATGGCGTCGTCCACTATGTCGGCGCCAATGAACTGGTCATCGCCCGCGTTGGGAAACTGGCCGTACACCTCAACGTGCGCCTGTGCCGAGTCTGGCCCATATTCGTCAATAATGCGCTGATAGACCGCCTTGTCGGTGCCCTCGACCGTTCTTGCGTCCACCACACGGGTGCGCCAGAACTCACGTTTGCTGTTAAACGCTTCGTAGAAGTATCCCGTGTTGCGACGTGGGTTGGAAAAAGCCATCCAAAAGCGGTTTGGCGTGTTTTCTGTGAAAAAACCACCCGTCACCGCCCAAATTGAGTCGTCAATACCTGATGCTTCGTCAAAAACCACCAGCACACCGTCAAAATTGTGTACACCAGCGTACGCATCAGGGTTTTCCGCTGACCATAAACGTCCTTCAACGCCCCAGTAGCGTGTGCCTTTCTTCAAATCCCGCTCGACCAGCTCGGTCAGCCACTTGGCTGGCATCACGCGTGTGGCTGACACCTCAAACCAGTGCGAGTTAATTGACATCGCCAGCCATTTTGTAATCTCGGCCCATGTGATACTGCGGAGCTGGGACTCGGAGTTGGCCGATATGATGGTCGTCGACCCTATCCGCGTCGCCACCATCCATATAGTTATCCAACTGACCAGCGCCGACTTGCCAATACCACGGCCAGACGATATAGCCTCTTGCAATACGCCAAAGTCCAGCTTACTCTGATTGATCTTTATATGTTCCGCGATGTCTAGCAGCACCTCGCGCTGCCATTTGCGCGGGCCTTGGAAGTTTTCTAGCGGTGTGCCCTTCACACCCCAAGGAAAACACAGCATCACAAACGCCAGCGGGTTATCCTTAATGGCTGGGCTCCATAGCCGCGCCATAAGTTCTTGCTCATCTTCCGCTGAATATATGGTGGTCTGCATGGTTATGGCCGATGTGGGTG